CTTTCAATGGTTTGTGCCAATGTTTTGACAGTAGTTATTTGAGTCTCCAAATCAAGTTTGGCAAATAAACCAATGATAGACATTATCATTTCATTATATATCGTGTTATCTGTAAATCTAGCCATATTATCCCTCCAATTCGATAATCGGTTGACTTTGTTGTAATAACTCTATCTTTGAAATGAGGCTGTCCTTCTGCATTTCATCAAGAGGTTCTTTGTTGATGATATCTTTTACTATGTTCAAAAGAGTGTATTGATATATCTTGGGACTTTTTACAATCATTTTACTCATAAATCATACCTCATCTCTTCAATTTCATATTCATCAAACTGTTCATCACACTCGTCGCAGTAATGCACTTTTGGAATACCTACATCAGGCTCGGCATCTTGCGTGACAATAGTGCCGTCATCACATTTAGGACAAAACACTTTTACGCTCCTGATATTTTTGTTTAAGGTAATCTTCGTTTTTTTCTAAGTATTCTTGCCAATCAAAGTAAGGTTTTTCTCCACAATCTCTACGTTCATCGCAATTCTTATAGTACATCCTTCTTACATATATTTGAAAATTATTCATTCTTGGCATATCTCCTCCCAATTCCCTGAGTAATTAGTCATTACAACATATCCAACATTTTCGTCAGCCAAGTCAGCCAATAAAAATGTAATGTATCCAGATCCTTTTAAGACTTTTTGAAACAACAATGCACTTGTTGGACTTTCCATCCAATACATGTAATTTCCATCGTCTTTGTCAAAAGGATTTTTGATCTCTTCTTGACACTCGAATCTGTCTGCTTGATCGTAATAAAAACTTCTAGTAGAAGTATTATATAAATAACCTATATCATCTAAATCTAATTTTATTGTAACCACTTCTTTCTCCATATTGATTTAAAGAAAGGGTAAGACAGGAGGTAGTTTACTTTTGTTTTTAAGGTGTAGTACCTGCCTTACCCTATACCTCAATTATAAACATATATTAAACAATAGGTCAACATATTGTTTCTTTATATAGTTATGCAAACTGTTGCTTATAATTATGCAATGCAGTAGAATGATATAACATACATAATTTATTGGAGAATAAAATGTCTGAACTAAACAAGACCCTACAAGATATTGCCACGCCTGGCAAAATAACTGTAACACCTTTTGAACCTGTTGATCTTGAATCTACAGAATTGTTTTGCAGCGATCTAAGATCAATGAATAGAATGTCATACGCTCTAACTGTATTAAGAGAGCGATACCCTATCGTGTTTGATGATATTTATAAAGAAGCAGAGGAGAGGCTTGCCAATGACGATAGGTAAACCCATCAAGTGTTATGTCTTCAATCGAACTAAAGGCGGTTACATATACTTGCCATACGAGAAGACAGAGTATGAGATTATCTTCCAGGGTGATAAATCAGAACTGAGAGATATAAGAAACTATTGGGTATCTATCGGTAAGCCAATGTATGACAATAAAAAGTCATTCCAAGAAAATATGCAAACTATATATAACAGGCTCGGCTTCTGGCCAGAGCCTTTTTATAGCGAAAACCTCATACAAACTATGTTATTAGATTTTGTTGAAGATGAAGATATGAAAGATTACTTTGAGTTTGAAAAGAAATTAAACATGTTCCCACCTGATGACAAAAAGAATAAGAAAAAAGTCTATCATTTTGATGAAGACGAATTCGACGACGAGATTCCATTTTAGGAGAACCAAATGAAACACCCATTAGATCAATACGAATGTGAGAAACGCGGTGATGCGTTTATTTATACTGCAATATCAAATGAGGATTACCACTCGGATATAGGTATCAGTTCATCTTACGTGCGTAAATTTGGCGAGAGCCAGTTACACGCGCTTGAATTAGAACAAGAAACAACAGCAGCTATGAATTTTGGGACAGCAGCGCACTCTTTATTAGTAGAAGGTGAAGATGCGTTCACCAGAGACGTTGGAGTAATCGTTGGATCTCCATACACCAAAGTAAACAAGGAACTCAAACAAGACATACTGGATCGAGGTATGTGCTGTATCAAAGAAAACGAATATAAAGATATTATGGCGATGCGTGACCATATGATTCCAGAGGGTGATATGTATTTGAATGGTGATGGCAAAATAGCCGAACCTTCATTCTATTGGTATGAAGATAAAATATTATGTAAGTGCCGTCCAGATGTAATTTGCCAACCAAGAGGCCCACATAAACCGCATGAAATCGTAGTCGTAGATTATAAAACCACTTACAGTTGCTCTCCTGAGTATTTCAAAGAATCTGTATTGAAGTATGGCTATGCAGAACAAGCTGCTTGGTATAGAAGAGGAATGGAAGCTGCAGGCTATAAAGTAAAAGAATTTGTATTTGTGGCTCAAGAAAAGAAACCACCATACGCAAGTAAAGTATTTATAATTACAGACAAGCAAATGGATGTTGCTTGGGAAATAATGAACACGCACCTGGAAAACATCAAAAGATGTATGAAGGGTAACAAACCAACTATATATAACAGTCCGAATATCGTGACATTGGATTTAGAAAATGAGATTACCTGAGAAAATGAAAGACAATATAAACCCTGACCATTACAAAGGCGAAATACAATGTATTGATGCCATCCAAGCCAGTATGAGTGCAGTACAATTTAAAGGCCATCTAAAAGCCTGTTGCATCAAATACTTATGGCGGTATGAGGATAAAAATGGCGTAGAAGATTTACGTAAAGCCAGGTGGTACTTACAAAAATTGATTGAAGAAAACCGCTAGTCGTGGCAGAAACAACTTCTACCATCATCCTCAAACATTTCTATTTGTTTGGCATCAAGTTTGGCTAACTCAACTAACTCTACGTAGCTGCTGTCTTTTCTAAATTTTGCTGTAGGAGCATCTCTACCTAATTCTTTTTGTGCAGATGTTTGTAATTTTCTCTCTTGTTCTATCCACCAATCAGCAAGTTCTGGTTTCTCTTTTATAATTTTAATCAATGTTTTTTGACCTTTGAGATAACAAAGATCGCAATTTCCAGCTAAAGTCTTGCCGTTATGATTTGGTAAATTCAAATCAAAATCGTTGTTTCTCCAAAAATCACCTACATCTTTAACCATTACTTTATTATCAAACAATGGTACTAATGACTCGTATTTGTTCTTTCCTGATTCATTTTGTTTTACAGATTTAGATACTCTTCTTGGTTCGTCATATCTTAATCCAATCACATTCGCCCATCTCTTGTATCCATGTGATCTCATAAAACGATTCATCACACCAATTTTTAATTCCATTGTGCATAACCTGGCAACTGGATTTGGCAGCATCTTTTTTCTATTAATTAATGCTTCAAACGGCTCACCATTACGACTGGCTGTTTCGTATGTTACTTCTTTAGTTCGATAAATTGGCCGTTCTTCATGTATGTCTAACTCTAACCACCTAACATTTACATTCCAGTTTTTTGCACAATCGTTAATAAAATCCAAAGTTTGTACCATTTCTTTACCTGTATTAGCAAATACAACATGCACATCTTCAGGAAGCACCCCATCGTATGCTTCTAAAATTTTATACAGTAAATAGCCTGACGTTCTGCCACCACTAAAACTAATCAATGCAGGACAATCAAACTTCTTTGGAAGGAACATCTTTTCTTCTTGATGCTCCCAATAATTTTCAATTAAATGATTATCCATTTTTGTTATTATGCAGTTTTACAAAATACTCTGCATCTAAAAGAACCAATACTTTACTTCGATTCCTTTTAAGAACGACTAAAGGCTCATACCCTTTACAGTTTTTTGATGCCTGGTCGTAGGCTTTCCAAAGATTTATGGATTCTTGATTTTTACATTCGATTGAATATGGGAACTTGTCCCTGGATTGCTTACCCATTATTACATCTTCACCAGCACTCCCCATCGGGCGACTTTCGAGATCATCTTCGTCAAGTCCAAGTATATCTACTAACATATTTCTAAACTTTTGCTGTAGTAGTCTGCCTTTTGCTTTTGCTGAACTTGGTTTGATACATCTCTCCTTATAAAAAAAGGTGCGTCTTGCTAGACAACTGCACCAAAGTTGCTCAATAAAGGCTATAGGAGTTGCCTTTTCTAGCTATAAGGTACATCTGCTAGGTTGAGATAGTGTGATGATTTAGGGTATGGAGAAACACGTATCTCTTTCGACTCCTAGCGAGCCGTGTGGTTATTATAAAGAAGGTGGTTTTGCCCCTTTATCATCTTCCTTCTCTTCTTTGTCGTTTGACATACTCGGTGGCAAATTAGATGCTTTTGGAGGAGTCATCGTTTCAGCTTTACTGAAAGCCTGTACTTCATTACTTGGCCCATACTCCGAACCCTCTTCCGCTTCTTTTACTATTAACTTGCAAATTACTTCTTTACCTTGTAACGCAACAGCACTTTTTGGCGGTGTATCCATTCCACATGCTTTCAACAAACGTGCAAAATCATTATTAGCGTAACCTCTGATCTCGGTTTGTTTTTGTGCATCTGCATGTTGATACCAAAGATTGAAGTTCTTTCTTACTCTCCAACCTGAGTATTTCTCACCAGTTACTGATAGTTCTACTTTTAGGTAATCGTTACCTGCAGCCGATGTCGTTTTTTCAGATACATTTATAATGCAAGGGTATTCGCCCTCTGGTATAAATGAACCGCCATCTGCCTCTTCCATACTTATATCTAATCCTTCAAAATCGTTCATACTGCACCCCCTGATGCAAATCCTAGTTTATTAATAATATCGGATAAGTTGGTTGCTTCAAACTCTTCTAACTTCCCACTCCGATCCTTTGCTGTGTAGTTTTGTCCAACTCTTGTTTGAAACCAACGACTGACAATTTTTTTGCCTTCTTCGTTCTCATCATCAAAAGTTCTTAAACATAACACTTCATCAAAAAAGTAAGGTATTTGAGTTGGCAACTTAGCACCCACCATCATCGGTTGATAGTGAAACATACCAGTAGCTTCATCACGCTCCCTTGCTTGTTTAGCGATGAATATAACGTGAATTGGCAAATCTCTAAACCGACGCATCGTTTTAATCATCACTTCGATTACCTCTCCGTATGCTCTGCGTGGATCTTTTGATTTTGCCTTTTCTTGAGATAACAAAATCTCTGACATCTCGGTAATACTATCCAGACAAACTGTGTCGTAATCGAGTGTGCCATTTTCTAGCATTTGTGCTATCTCTTCTATCTCTGATGCTTCTTTGACTTCAATCGCTGTCAAATTATCAGCATCTTTGATAGATAATAAACCACTCTCCATACTTACAACCAAGGTTTTACCAGGTGCAGTTTTGAGAGAAGTCGTTTTCCCTGCTCCAGACTCACCGTAGATTAACAATTTAGCACCCTGTTGTTCCACAAGTTCGTTTGGAGTTTTTATACGTGATAATATACTATCGTTCATATCTTTCTCCATGAAAATTATATTAAAGTTTAACTTTTATTTCATAACAAATTGAGCTACACTTAGTTTTTCACTCAATTGGGACTTATTGTAGCATGAACAAAACAAAAAACAAACAATGGATTACAAATTATTATTTTAGGCAGAAAGAATTATCAACTGAAATACTCAAGACCCTTTACCAAGAGGGATTTGAACCTGAATATAAGGAGAGAGAGGTGCAAAGATACACGTTGAGACAATACATAGAATTTATGGGTACGGAGGCAGCCGCAAAACTTTTTGAATGTACTCCTGGAACTGCAAAAGCATATAGGTATGGCAGAAGACAACCCTCCATCAAGCAAGCAAAAATCATAATAAAGAATACTGGCGGTAAATTAGATTTTGAATCTATCTACGGGCCAATAGACGAAACTAAGAAAGAAAGCTAGTGCTTAACATAGAGGTAACTGCGCAGGATACTGCGTTGGATCTTGCTCTCGCTTATCTGGAACATGGCTATAAGCCTGTACCTTTATTGAGACATAACAAAGTACCGCCAAAAGAATTAGGCGGTTGGCAACAATTTAAAGAGCAACCTCCAAGTGAAGAACAAGTAACGAAATGGTTTAAAGGTCGTGACGATCTCGTTGTTGCTTTGATATGCGGTAAATTTATCGTTGTAGATGCTGACACACCAGAAGCTGTCAATTGGGCAGAAGAAAACTTACCTAACACTCCATGTAAGGTTGTTACTGGTAAGGGTATGCACTATTACTATAATAACCCAGAAAACTATACTACTTATGTAGCTAGAAGAACCAACACGTCTGACCCTGCAAAGTTAATTGATATAAGAGGTACAGGCGGTCTTATAATTGCACCATACAACATACATGCTACTGGTGCGATATACGAACCTAAATTCATCCCTGGGTGGGATTGGCATAACACTAGCGACTTACCTGACTTTACAAAAGAGAACTGGATACAGATAACAGGTGCTGAAAAGATAAATGGCAAACCAATATCTACTCCATTTTCAATGGATGGTGTGGTTCAAGGCAGTCGTAATGACAATGCAGCTAGATTGGCAGGTAACTTAATTGCTAAAGGTGTCAGTATAGAAATGGTTGAGTTTTTTGTTCAGCAATGGAATCTACAAAACAAACCACCATTATCAAAGAATGAAATATCAACTACCGTAAATTCAATACTCAAAACCCATCAAAGAAAAAACCAACAAGCACCATTATTTAAGAAAAGCCAATACTCAATAAAAGAACCGAAAGACTTGTATGATCCTCCAGGTATTCTTAAAAAAGTATTTGAGTATTCAAAAAGAATCGCACACATACAGCAACCTGCATTATCAATGCAAACTGCATTGGCTTTTGGCTCTGTCGCACTTGGTCGTATATATAGAACAGATATGAATAACTTTTCATCTTTGTTTTTTATGTGTATTGCAAAATCAGGACAAGGTAAAGAGAACGTAAAAACTACAATAGAATCAATATTAGACGCATCAGGACACGCTGACATTATGGCAGGTGATGGATACACCAGTTCGGGTGCTGTTTATAGTTTACTTAGACATAAACCAACACATATAACTGTGATGGATGAATTCGGTAAAAGATTAGAAAGTATTGCAAAAGCTTCTAATTCAAACAAAGAAGACGCTCTACAGGTCCTTATGGAGTCCTGGGGTCGCTGTCACGGCACTTTAAGACCTGACAACTACTCTTTGATGACTTTGACCGCAAAACAGCAACAGGAGGCTATGGATCGCTCTACAATCAAACCTGCAATTACTTTGATAGGTATGTCAGTACCACGTAACTTTTATGGTGCTTTATCTACTGGTCGTATTGTAGATGGTTTCTTGAATAGATTTATTGTTGTGGAATCAAAGTTACCTAGATCGGTTGGTAGACTCGTATCTTACAGCGAACCTGATTACGACGTATGCGAATGGATAAGACGAATAAGACAACCAATGAATGAAATGGAGCAGATGGCAATCAATAATTCAGAATTAGATATGAAACAAAGAGTCGTGAAGTTCGACCAAAGTTCGTTAGACTTATTGAATGTACTTGCTCACGATTTAATTAAGCAACAAGACAAACTAGAGAAAGACGGATTAGAAGTTCTTTTATCCAGGACAAAAGAAAAAGCCATGCGTTTAGCTTTGATATGCCAACTAGCAGAAAATCCAAACGCTAAGACCATATCAAGTGAAATGACAGAGTGGGCTATTAATTATGTCAATTATTACGATCAGATAATGATTGATACATGTGAAGATAAAGTGGCCGGTTCTGAGATGGAAAGCAGAATAAAACAAGTCTTGAGTTTCATCAGAACGCAAGGCGAAATAGGTATCAGTAGAAGGGATATTGATAGAAGAGAAA